GAGTATAAATCCGGCAAACTGAAATCATCGAGTGGCGATAAGGTCACATCCAAGGATCAAGCTGTAGCTATTGCTATGTCTGAAGCTGGCATCAAGCAGAAAGGTAGCAAATGAAAGCTGGACTTTATGCCAACATTCATAAAAAGAGAGAGCGGATAGAAAAGGGATCTGGCGAAAAGATGCGTAAAGCTGGATCCGAAGGCGCTCCTACTGATGCTGCATTTAAGAAAGCAGCTAAAACCGCAATGAAACCAAAGAAGAAATAATATGAAATTTTCTTTAGAAGTTGAGATGGAAGGCAACAAGCATGACGAAGAAAAAAAGTCAGCGCCCACTGCCTTTCAAAAGAAGGTAGCAAAAATGCTTGCTCAGAAATCTGGCAGAAGTAAGCCTAATGAGATGGACTTTAAAAAGGCTGCTGAGTTAGAAGACGAGGATGACTAATGGCAATCACTCCAGTAGAACTTGAGTCGCTAACTACTAAGTCTAGGTTTGTTACTCTAGCTCAAAAAAATAATGCTGGTACTTATGTAGTAGCTGGAGCTGATGCGCCATTAATTATGGTGGACGTAAACCATCAACGTAATCATGACGGTCGTGCATTTTTTGCTTACCACTTACATCCAGACTCAGCTCCTTTAGCTGCTGGTGCAAGTATAAATATTGCAATGGCTTCACCTAGTAATGTTTATCCTCATATTACTATTGATGCTTTGTGTCTTGGTGATGCTGAGTTGTATATATATGAAGGATCTACTGCAAATGGTGGTACATCACTTACCCCAATTAATAGAAATAGAAATTATTCGGTAAGCAATCCTAGTCAAGTGGCTATGATTCTTGATCCAACTGTTTCTGCATTGGGTGCGCAAATTGATGCACAGATCATTGCTGGTGGATCTGGTAAAAAATCAACTGGCGGTGCAGCTGGATCTCTAGAGTATGTTTTAAAACCATTGACTACATACTTGTTTAGGCTGACTAATGTAAACGGTACTGCCCATGCTGCTCATTTAGCATTGGAGTGGTACGAATAAAGGTAAATCATGGCTACTAAATACACATCAAAATTATCTGCGGAAGACATTCTTAAACGACACGAAATAGCACTAAGACGCAAGGATGACTTTCGTGCATTGTATGAAGATGCATACGAGTTTGCTCTTCCACAAAGAAATTTATATGACGGTTATTGGGAAGGCAAAGTAGGTGGACAAAAAAAGATGGTGCGAGTATTTGACTCTACCGCTATCAACTCTGTGCAGCGCTTTGCTAACCGTATGCAGTCTGGCATATTCCCACCGCAGCGTAAGTGGTGCAAGCTTGAAGCTGGTACAGATATACCACCAGATCGCAAAATGGAAGCGCAACTTGCTCTAGATGTTTACCTAGACAAGATGTTTTCTGTAATCAAGCAATCAAACTTTGATATAGCTATTGGCGAGTTCTTGCTGGATCTGTCAGTCGGTACAGCTGTAATGATGGTGCAGTCAGGTGATGATGTTAATCCTATTAACTTTGTACCAGTGCCACAGTATCTAGTAGCAATTGAAGAAGGTGCGAATGGTGCGGTAGATAACGTGTACAGACGTATGCGTATTAAGGCTGAAGCAGTCCAGCGTCAATGGTCTGATGCAGAGATTACTGGTGATCTAGCTAAACTTGTAGAACAAAAACCTACTGAGGAAGTTGAGTTTGTTGAGGCAACTATATTCGATCAAAAGCGTGGTGACTATTCTTACTGTGTCATTCATAAAGAATCTAAAACTAAAATTGTAAATCGCACAATTAAGGTTTCACCTTGGGTAGTATCACGCTACATGAAAGTAGCTGGTGAGATCTATGGTCGGGGGCCGGTAATCACAGCGTTACCAGATATTAAAACTTTAAACAAAACAAAAGAGTTACTTTTAAAAAATGCAGCGCTTGCAATCTCTGGTGTTTATACTGCGGCTGATGATGGTGTTATTAATCCTGCGACTATTCGTATTGTTGCTGGGGCGATTATTCCAGTAGCTCGTAACGGTGGCCCACAGGGTGAATCATTAAAAGCATTACCAAGATCTGGTGACTTTAATGTGTCGCAGTTGGTGATCAATGACCTGCAACAAAACATCAAACGCATACTGCTTGATGAGTCATTACCGCCAGACAACATGAGCGCACGATCTGCTACTGAAGTTGTAGAGCGCATGAAAGAGTTATCACAGAATCTTGGATCTGCGTTTGGTCGTTTGATTAATGAGACGATGATTCCATTAGTAGAAAAGATTTTGCAGGTAATGGATGATCGTGGCTTGATCGATATGCCATTGCGAGTTAATGGACTTGAAGTGCGTGTGATGCCTACTTCACCACTAGCTATGTCGCAGAATATGGAAGAGATTCAAAACATTATGCAGTACGCACAGATTACTGCAAGCTTTGGACAAGAGGCGCAATTCGCTTTGAAGAAAGGTGAAGCAATGGATATGATCGCTGAGAAGCTTGGTGTACCTGCGAGCTTGCGCTACTCACCAGAAGAACGTGCAATGGAGATGCAGAAGGCAGCGCAAATGGCACAGCAGTTTGCAGCTGCTAATCCAGAGGCTGCTGCTCAAGCAGTAGGTAAAGCTGTTCAAGGTGGAGGTATGGGCTAATGGAGGGGATGATAAATGGCTGATTGGATAAAACAATATCAAGAATTTGCTTCTCAAGATTGGAAGCCAACTACTTTGCCTCCCGCTGAAGAAGCAAAGTTTCGCACTTGGATTCAAAAAACAAAATTATTTAACTCAGTAAAATCTGATATTGCCTCAGAAAACAATTTACCGCCTGAAAAGCTAGACAATAACAAAGTCATAGATATGCTATCAAGCGAAGGAGACTACGATTACCGTGGTGCTTGGAAAGCTGGAGTAAAGGAAGTAATTAGCAAACATGATAACAGACCACATTGGCCTTCATCTGCTGGAGATAAGATGTTGAAATCTCCAAAACATGAAACAGCGTGGAAAGAATTTTTTATGCGGCAGTACAACAAAGATCCTGATGATATTGGTTTATCAACTTTAGAAAAAGCTAAAAACTGGGCTGAAAAACAACAACAACAATTAAAACCTCGTTTAAAAAAACGTCAGTTATTAAGCAACGTGGAGATGGAATAATGGCTGGCTGGGATGATTTTGATGAATTACCAACTGACATTCGTGTTGCTACACAAATGTCAGATGATCTGGATATGTTGTGTGCCAAGGTGATGACCACCGAGGACGGACAAAAGTTAATGAGGTGGCTACGGTCTACCTTGTTGGAGCAGCCTGTAGCCACACCAGACTGCGACTCTTCCTATGCGTATTACAGGGAAGGACAAAATAGTGTGGTGCGTGATATAGAGGCGAGAATAAAACGCTCTCTCAAACCAAAGGAAAATGATGGAAGACAACAACCAACCCAGTAGCGATACTGGCTTATTGGATGGTGCAACCGCAACTGAAGATACTCAAAGCCAAGCTAATCCAGTAGCCACAGCAGTAGAACATAGAGCAGCCACACCAGAGGATGATGATAGTCCGTTAGAACGTCCAGACTGGTGGCCTGAAAACTTCTGGAAGAAAGACGAGTCCGAACCAGACTTGGAGGCAATAGCAAAAAGCTGGGGCGATCTACGCAAGCAAATCAGCCAAGGTAAGCACAAACCACCAATTGATGGTAAATACGACACCAGCGCATTTGGCTCAATTCCAGAGGATGATCCTGTAAGAAATACGGTAATGGGCTGGGCAAATGAATTTGGTATCAGCCAGCTGGCTTTGGATAAGCTAGTGGGGCAGGTAGTTGAGATGGGTGGCGCTCAACAACAGCAAGCTACATTTGATCGTGATGCTGAGATTAAAGCACTTGGCCCAAATGCAAATGCCATGATCAAGTCAATGACTGACTGGGGCAGAGGATTGGTCAATAAAGGTATATGGGGTGCTGACGATTTCGAGGAGTTTAAGATTATGGGCGGGACAGCTAAAGGCATTAAAGCTTTAGCTAAGTTGCGTGAAACCTATGAAGGCACTAAGATTCCAACCAACTCAGTGCCAATTGATGGCGCTCCTAGTAAGGATGAGCTGTACCAAATGGTTAATGATCCGAAGTATAAGACTGACGTAGCTTACCGCCAAAAGGTGGAAAAGATGTTTGCTCAGACGTTCGGTTAAGGTCTCCCTCCTTCACGGAGTTTGCCCAGCCAAGTGCTGGGCTTTTTTTCGTTTTGCGTTTTTCTAAAAATGGTGTAAAACGCTATCAAGGCATATCAGGCTGATATCAGACTGACCCTTACCACTGCGGATGCAGACGTTTAGGCTAACGTAAAAGGCAAGCTAAGACCCCATCTATGGGCATATCGTGGCGCAAAACAATCTTATCAAACTATTAAGGAGTATAACATGAGCGTATCATTATCAAACGCTTTCGTTACCCTGTTTGATGCAGAAGTCAAACAAGCATTCCAAGGTAAGGCTATGCTTGTTGGTGCTGTGCGTCAGCGTAGAGGTGTCGAAGGCTCAACCGTAAAATTCCCAAAAGTCGGTAAAGGTGTTGCGACTGCTCGCATTACGCAAACTGATGTAACCCCAATGAACGTAGGCTTCAGCTCAGTAACTTGCACACTGCAAGACTGGAATGCAGCTGAGTATTCAGACATTTTCTCCCAGCAAAAAGTAAACTTTGACGAGCGTCAAGAACTTGTACAAGTTGTGGCTTCCGCAATGGGACGTAGACAAGACCAGTTAATTCTGGACGCATTAGGTTCTTCTGGTACTTCATTGACAGTTGCTAACAGTATTGGTGGTTCTACTACCAATATGAACTTAGCTAAACTGCGTGAGGCAAAGCGCTTGCTCGATAAGAATAACGTACCTGCTGAAGGTCGTAATATTCTGATTCATGCAAACGGTTTATCTAACCTGTTGTCTGAGACAGCTGTAACTTCTTCTGACTTCAATAGTATCAAGGCTCTCGTACAAGGCGAGATCAACACTTACTTGGGTTTCACTTTCCATGTATTGGGTGATCGCTCTGAAGGTGGTTTAGCTATCGATGCTTCATTGGATCGTACTTGTTTCGCATTCCACAAAGATGCAATCGGCTACGCTGAAGGCATTGGTATGCGCTCCGAGATCAACTACATTCCTGAGAAGACTAGCTGGTTAGTCAACGAAGTATTCAGCGCTGGCGCTGTAACCATTGATGCGGAAGGTATTGTTCAAATTACCTGCCGTGAATCTTAATAGGGGGCTGACATGGCATTTAATAAAGATGGCTTTGCAACAATAGCAGCCAGTAAAGCTGGCAATGCACCGTCAATTTATTCTTACAAAACAGCTGATACACAAGCAACTGTTAATACCGTTAGCTATTTTGACAGCATTGCATCGCTGTTAAAAGTTGGCGATGTTATCTTTGTTTATGACAGCACTACACCTAGCCTCGTATTGACTTACGTCAATGCAGTCTCTTCTGCTGGTGTTGTTGATATCGCTGACGGTACAACTGTAAGCGCAACTGATACAGACTAATCTGGTCTGAATCAAGCACAGGGCTGCTCTTGCACAACAAGGGTAGCCCTTTATCACATTAAGGATCTGACAT